GAGTGACAACATTCACGATATGTGCCTCATGTCAATGTCACAATACAACATCATCGCAAACTCTACCTTCTCCTGGTGGGGAGCATGGCTCTCAGGACACAGTAATGTGATTGCACCCAAATTGTGGTTCGGCCCTGATGGGGAGGATCCTACGGATATTTACATTGATCGTTGGGAGTATCTTGATGTCAGAAATTAGTATATGCATTCCCACCTATGAATATGGAGGTGATGGAGTTTTTTATCTTGGAAAATTATTTGATACGATTGCAAATCAATCTTTCAAAGACTTTGATATTGTTATTTCTGATCATAGTAAGGATGATGTGATTCGGGAATGGTGTCGTAATTGTGACTATGATTTTGATATTACATATATTAAAAATCCAAATGGACGAGGGAGTTTAGCAGCAAATACTAATTGTGCTATTGAAAATGCTGAGGGTAAAATATTAAAATTGATTTACCAGGATGATATTTTTATTTGCAATTATGCCCTTCAAAAAATATATGAAGTATTTCAAAATGGTGCTAAATGGTTGATTCATGGGTTTACTCACACTACAGATGGTGTAGAAACTCATAGAGATTGTTGTCCAAGATGGACTGCAAGAATGCTTGAAGGTGACAACTTATTAGGTAATCCATCAGGCACGGCATTTCTTAATGGCACTTATGATAGTATGGATGAAAAACTTAACCTATTAATTGATACTGAATTATACCATCGAATGAGAGTCAAGTATGGTATGCCAGCAATAATTGACGACGTATTAACAGCAAACCGTGAGCACGATAATAGAACGAGTTCTGGTGGGATTGATTATAACGCTACTATTTCCGACTCCTCTAGAACTTGGTTGGTAAATAAAGAAGAAATAGATCATATCTATCAAAAACATTCAGAATTTTTTGTGACGAGAAAGTATCCTGATGAGAATTGATTTAACTGACGCAACCTTTATCATCCCTATTCGTATTGAATCGGAAGATAGGCTGAGGAATGTTATTACTTCAGTAGCATTTCTTTTAAACAACTTTAACACAAATATTATTGTTAAAGAAGTTGATAAAACCTCTGTATTTAAAGAAAGAGCACTTCCTCAACTAGAAAGTTTTTTTGGAGATGTCAAGGTAAAGCATATCTTTGAAGAGAGTTATCAACCTCTGTTTCATCGTCAGAGAGTTCTTAATGAAATGATTGTGGAGGCAGACACAGAAATAGTAGTTAATTATGATTGTGATGTGATTCTCCCACTTGAATCGTATGTGACTGCATATATGGGAATTAAGGAAAAGGTTTATGATGTCGTATATCCGTATGGTGATGGGATGTATCAACGACAAGTAAATGCAGAAGATAAAATTGTATCTGCTTTCCTTGATAGTAATGACTATTCTGTTTTAGATGCTGTTTCCAATGAGCATACATCTGACTTTGGATGGGCTCAGTTCTTCAGACGCAGTGTTTATATTGAAGGTGGCATGGAGAATGAAAACTTTCGTGCATATGCTCCAGAAGATAAAGAAAGGTATTTTAGATTTACTACATTGGGATATAAAGTTGGCAGAATTAATAATGTTGTTTATCACTTAGAACATGCCAGAGGAGAAAATTCATGGTTTTCTAACCCACACATGGAATCTAATTTACAGGAATGGGAAATGATAAGTGGAATGGACAAAAAACAATTAATGGATTATTATTCTAATCAAGAATATCTGGAGAAGTATGCTAGCATTTAATCAACTTGGAAATCTAGGAAGACTAGGTAATCAAATGTTTGAGTATGCTGCACTTCGTGGTATTGCTGCTAAGCATGGATATGACTGGTGTATTCCTCCATATAATGCACAGAGTATTGAGAACTATAGTTTGCACTATTGTTTCAAGATGGAGGATGTAAAAGAAGAAAATCTCCAACAAAGAAATGGTGGATACGTACAAGAAAGATTCTTCAATTATGATGAATCTCTTGTAGAGAGTTGTCCTGATAATGTCAGTCTTCATGGATTCTTTCAGTCTGAAAGATACTTCAAGAACGTAGAAGATATCATTAGGAGGGAGTATACATTTCATGATGAGCATCTTGAACCTTGCAAACAAATCATGGATGAGTTTAAGGATCAAGAACCTATCATGCTTCATGTTCGACGAGGTGATCCTAACTTAACAGATCCCCGTGGATTTAAGTGGGCATATACTCAGTGTTCATCACAACATCCACCTCAAAGTATTGAATATTATGAAAGTGCTCTTGCAGAATTTGATGACAATCAACCCGTCTTTGTATTCTCTGATTCTGTTGATTGGGTGAAAGAACAAGAATTCTTCTCTGGAGATAGGTTTTTGATATCAGAACCAGTTGATAAATATGCAGATGGATCTTTTACTCCATATGCTGACTTGTGCTTGATGTCTCTATGCTCTCATGCTATTATTGCTAACAGTAGTATGAGTTGGTGGGGAGCCTGGTTACAAGCAAACTCCAACAAAAAAGTTATTGCTCCGAAGAACTGGTTCGGGCCTGCTTATGCAGATAAAGACACTACAGATCTCTATTGCCCTGATTGGATTATCCTATGAACAGAATTAAAGACTACGCTGAATTAGAAGAAAGAATCGTTCTCTGGCTTAGAGAATACGCTGATAACAATAACATTAGAGCACTTGTTTGTGGTGTGTCAGGTGGTATTGATTCTGCTGTTGTGTCAACTCTTTGCGCTCGTACAGGATTGCCTACTTATGTCCTGACGATGTCTCTCAACTCAAAGATGGACAATACTATTCTATCTGTCGCACATGCGACTGAACTAAGAGAGCAGTATGAAAATGTCATGATGCAAAATGTAGATCTTTCTTCTACATATGAAAAATTACTCAGTTCTATTGACTGGTGGACTGATGCGCATGGCGGAGAGAAAGGAACATACACTTCCAATCAACTTGCAAATGCAAATACAAAGTCACGTCTTCGTATGGTGACTCTGTATCAGATTGCAGGAACAGTTGGTGGTATGGTTGTCGGCACTGGTAATAAAGTTGAAGACTACGGTATCGGATTCTACACTAAATATGGTGATGGCGGTGTTGATATCGCACCTATCGCGGACTTGTACAAAACAGAAGTATGGGAACTTGGTAGACACCTTGGTGTCGATCCGCGTATTATCGCTGCTGCTCCTACAGATGGACTGTGGGAAGATAGCAGGACTGATGAAGCACAGGTTGGTGCTTCCTATGAAGATCTAGAATGGGTTATGGAATCTGGAATTTTCATTCATGAAAAACATCCAGAGTCTGCTACCATGTGGATGGGTAAAGAACTAACCGAAAATCAAAAGTCTGCAATCAAACAGTACGGTAAGTTTCATCGCCAGAACAAGCATAAAATGATCTCTATTCCAACATTCAAACTATGAAAATTGGTGTAATTGGTGCGGGGCGACTTGGTATTTGCTTCGCACTTCTTTGTGAACAAGCAGGGTATGATGTATTAGTCTCTGATATTCGCGAAGATTACGTCGCTGATCTTATGGAAAAGAAGATCAAGACTAATGAACCTGATGTTCAAGATTTGCTTAGTCAATCTAATAATTTTTCAGCCACAACTAGTAATCAAAAAGTAATTGAAGAGTGTGATATCATTTACACACTTGTTGCAACTCCATCTCTACCTAGTGGTGACTATGATGTCAGTGCTGTGTGGAGAGTTGTTGATGATATCATCGAATCTGGTGTGAAGGATAAACCTTTTATCGTTGGATGCACTACTAATCCTGGTGATTGTGAGATGTTCCAAGATAGACTGGATGAAGTTTATTGGGAAACTTTTTACAATCCAGAATTTATCGCACAAGGATCTATTGTTAAAGATCTTCAGAACGCTGATATGGTTCTTATTGGCGGTAAGTGGGGTAAAACATTTGATAAATTATCTGAACTTTATCATAAGATTCAGGTTACAAAACCTCAAATTAGTTTGATGTCTAGAACTGCCTCAGAGGTAGTTAAAATCGCCACTAACTGCTTTCTTACCACAAAGATCAGTTATGCCAACATGATGGGACAGGTTCTCACTCTAGACGGCATGGAGGATGAAATTGATACCGTGCTCGATGCTATCGGTGCAGATAGTAGGATTGGTAAAAAGTATCTGAAGTTTGGTTATGGTTTTGGTGGCCCCTGTCTGCCTAGAGATAATCGTGCCTTTGCTGCCTATGCTAAGAGTCTTGGAGTTGAATATAACTTAGGTGCTACGACTGATAATTTCAATGAAACACATAATAAGTTTCTTCTTGATTACATGATTTGTAAGAATCATAAGAGTCTTCCTTTTTACTTTGACTACGTTTCATATAAGAAAGGAACAGATATTCTTACAGAAAGTCAACAGTTTAAACTTTGTAAGGAATTACTTAATCAAGGATATACTGTTTACATCAATGATAACGAAACTATTCTAAATCGCGTAAAAGATACTCTATATGATCAATACTATGATAGAGTAAAGTTTGGAGAACCTAACGAAGAAGTATTTGAGGTAGATATCTAATGACTTTTACTAACGCCGAGAAGAACAAATCAAAACATAAACTCCGTAATTTTGGCCCTGTTTATTACCTAAACCTAGATGATCAACCAGAACGGCGTCAGTTCATGGAAGATCAGTTTGAGTACTGGGGAATAGAAAACTATGAACGTATCTCTGCTTATGATGGTAGAGATGATGATCTTGGGCATATTATTAAGGGAAGATATCCAGATCTAATGTCTTCTGGTGAGATTGGTTGTACCACTTCTCATCTAAAAGCAATTAAACACTGGTTAGAAACATCTCATAGTTCTTATGCAATCATCATGGAAGATGATTGTAGTCTTGAAACAGTGCAATGTTGGAACTTTACATGGGATGATTTTATTGCATACACTCCTTATGACTATGATGTAATTCAACTCGCAATTATTTGTACAGGCGATATTCATGTCAAGATTCATAAGAGGTTCGTAAATGACTTCTCTACCGCTTGCTACATGATTACTAGACGCCATGCACAAAAACTGTTAGACTTTCATGTGCGCGGTAACAAATACAAACTAGATAACGGAGTCAAACCGCGTCCTGTTGCAGATGATTTAATCTACAATTCAGGTAACACATACTCCATTCCACTTCTTCTTTATAAGACTGATTTGGGTTCTAGTATTCACCCAGAACACGTTGATGCTTTTCATATAGGTAACTATAGAGCACAATCTAATTACTGGATTACAAATGGTGCTCAAATGAGTATCCAGGATCAAATGAATTATGATCCATATTTGGGTAGAATTACTGAGAACTCTGCCGCTATAGCAGCTGCAAAAGAAAAGGAGAATAATAATGTCTAAAGATGTTTATTATGAGGACTTTATTGGATTTTATGAAAACAAATTCCCCGACAGATTATGTGATGCATTAGTTCAGGTGTTCAATCAAATTGAAAATGATCAATGTTTTGATATAGAAAGAAAAAATACATATTTGCGAAATGATTTTTCTTTAAACTTGTTGCATTTTAATCAAGGAGGTAAACTTACATCTAACTGTAGTAAATTTGTGCTTGATAGTTTTGCAGAATATGCAGATAATTATGCAATATTAAAAAATTGTCTTATCTATAATCCTGCATTAAAACTTCAAAAAACTATCTCTGGGGGTGGGTTTCATAATTGGCATTGTGAACATGGATATTTTTCAAACGATTTAGATAAAGATAGATTGTTGGCATGGATGGTTTATCTCAATGATGATTATCAGGGCGGAGAAACTGAATTTAATTACCTTTTAAAAAGAATTAAACCTAAAAAAGGTACACTGTTAATGTGGCCGACGGGATTTACACATACTCATAGAGGTGGTATGGTACTCAGTGGTACAAAGTACATTCTTACTGGGTGGATCTATTTTGCTGAGATTGATTCAAGCCAATCCCCGGTATCTTATCAAGATATTAAACCATCTTGACAGAATCTGAAGAAACTGTTATTATAAATACTTAACCTTTTGCTTTGCATTAGGTATAATTACCAGAACCATGTCGAGGTTCTTTCCATCTGCGGGTAACCATTCCGCAAGTAAATAAAGGTACACAAAAATGTTTAAAACTGTATTCGCAGCAACTGCTGCACTGTTCACTTCCGCAGGCGCTGCCCTTGCAGGCCCTTATGTCAACGTAGAAACCAATGCAGGTTGGGCGGGCGACGACTACATCGGGGCAACTACAGATATCCACGTAGGCGTTGAAGGCGAAGTCGGTGCTGCTTCCATCTATGTTCAGGGTGGCCCTGCTATTGTCGCTATCGATGGTGAAGAGAACGAAACCCGTATCTCCGGTAAGGTTGGCGTTGGCGTACCCGTAACTGATGCACTTGGATTCTACGGTGAACTCTCTGCGATTACCGCTACCGATGAGTTTGAAATGGATGATCTTAGCGTCGGTGGTAAATTGGGTGTGAAGTACAACTTCTGATTGTATAGTAGACATATAAACATCTAGGTGTTATGATGGGGTGCGACGGCACCCCTTTTTAATGTTCAAAAGGATTCTACTTTCTCCTGTCACCCACTTCAATATCTTAATCGTGGGAACTTTGATTATTATCGGTGTGATGCACAACAGTTATCATCATCACATGGATGAAGATGTTCATGGTTATGTGAGACAATTTTGCGAAAAGAACCCTGAGAAATGTCAGGATATCCTTGAAGGAGACGACTACTAAGTATAAATTACTACACAGCACCCTTGACAGGGGTGCTTTTTTACTATATACTATGTAAAGTTTCATAACAATAAGTTAATGACTGTAACAACGAATGAGTTTGGACAGCAGAATTTGTTTGCTAAGGAGCCACAGATGTATGTCTCCAAGACTGACGCTGAGCGTTATGGATATGAGACGTATGCAGAGCGTGCGGAAAAATTAAATGGACGCACTGCTATGCTTGGATTTGTTGCTGCTATTATCTCTTATGCTACTACTGGTAGTGTATTTTTCTTTGGTGTCTTCGGATTCTGATTAATGGAAAATTCTATTCTTGAAATTCTTACTTACTATGTTATTGGTGGTGCCCTTTTGATTGGTGCCCCAGGAGTATTTTTCTACATCGTATTCATGCCTGCTCTTCAAAATACAAAGGGACGCATGGTTGGATATAAAGATCATAAGGAGTATGGTGATTCCTCCATTTATGAAAATTCACCATCCGATCAATCTAAATTTTACCTTACTTTAAAATCATGAACGAAACCGCAGAAAGAATTAATGGACTCGCAGCCATGATTGGCATTGTTGCCGCACTGGGTGCATATGCAGTCACAGGACAAATTATTCCAGGAGTATGGTGATGTTAGTCTTAGCAATGTCTCTGTTCGCAGGATTTATCGTTGGATCATTTTTGGGACGAGACATTGATGATGACGACGACATGAGTGGGGGAATGATGATACCTGCATCGGTTCCCTCTCCCTAACAAAACTAAATAAATTTACTATCATTGGGAGCACAGGTTGCTCCTTTTTTATAATCTCGATATTGATGAGAAATAAATTATTTTATCATTTTTATATTCCGGATAACTCATCTAACTGGGAACTTCTTCTTTATGAGCAATTAGATTGTATAGAATCTTCCCAATTGCATCATCAATGCAAATTAGAAATTTGTGTTTATTCAAATGAATCTTTTTTTAATAAATTAAAAAACTGCACTCATTATTATCCAGCTTTAAACTTAAAAATTTCATGGTTTGATACTTCCAGTGAAAAAAACACTGATCATCATGAAGGAACAACATTATCTAAACTCTATGATGAGTGTCATCTTTATGAAAATGTTGGATACATTCATAGTAAATCAATCACATCTATAACAAAGTACACTAATAAGTGGAGAAAAGTATTAGAACACGCAGTAATTGAAAAATATCAAAATAATTTAAAAGCTCTTAACAATAATTATGATGTTTCTGGAATTTTATGGACTGAAACTACTATTGCTAAATATTTTTGTGGAAATTTCTGGTGGGCTAAAAGTTCCTATATACGAACTCTTCCAAAACCCACAGAGCATTGGAATGGGTACGATGGGGATTTTTGGGAAAGTAGATGTAGATATGAAGCATGGATTGGAATGAAAAATCCAAGAGTAAATGAAATTTACTCTTCTAATATATCTCTTGGTATAAGTATGTATTATTACGATTTTGATATTAAAAGAAAATCAACTTTAAAATTTAATAATGAATTATCCTACTTATAAATCTCTTGACAAAACTAAATAAATTTACTATCATTGGAGTACAGGTTGCTCCTTTTTTATGATCGAAAAAATTAAAGCACTCTTTAAAAGAGAACAAGCAACAGATAAGATTGAATGTGCGGTAGACGATAATATTGTTGATTGTAGTGAACTACAAGACGACTATAATGAAGGACAAGCATTTAAAGATGATGCAATAAATTACTTCACTGGTATTCCTGCCCCAAAAGAATTACCTCATGATGATTGGTTTTCAAATCCTATGAAAAATAAAGAAGTAGAATTTGCTGGGAACTATAAGGGGCCTCTTTACGCTCCTTACACTGCTGTAGATGAGTTTAAGAAACAGTCCAACGGGGATGACGGTATGCATCAGAAGATGTATGATATGGCTACGCAAAATGGCAAAACCACTTTGCAATTAAATCCTATTGGTGGTTCAGAAAACTTTCAAGGCGGTTCCGAAAATGTCCATCGATGATTGGCGATACAACGATCACAAAATGAAGGTGCGTGAGCAGGCACTTAAAATATTGCTTACGAAATTTGGAGGGCAAATGGATGGTGTTGTTCCTAAATATTCAAGTCAGTCTATCTATGAATGTGCCAACGATTGGGTATCTCAAGGCAACATGCATACAGCTGGCATAGTTCAATACTACAAGGTATATTATGCAAAAAGTAATTAATGTATTAGCACTGCTTTCATTCGTAGGAACTTCTGCTATAATTGCAGGAGGGGGTTATGTTTATCTCAATAAGGATAACATTATTGCGAATGTAAAGTCACGAATGACTGAGGCGATCGGAGAAGCAATTACTGATGCTCTTCCCATTGCACTAGACGCGGAACTCCCAGAAGCACTCCCACAAACAACTGGTGGCGCATTACCTTTTTAAGATATGAAAAAATTTTTCATGATGCTAATGGCAGCAGCATTGACTACACCTGCTCTTGCCGATGAATCAAAAGTCAAAAGCTGGAATTCCTACGACTCTATGGGTTGTATGATGCTTCGTGAATGCACCAAAGATGTAAGACAAGCAAAAACTTGGATGAGTTTTGGTGAGCAACATGAAGTACATAAAGATGAGATCACTGATATTCTCACTAGTCTTAATCAAATCGGAGTAAATGTTTATATTGGTGACAACAAATATTTTTATTCCTTGACACGCGGACTTTATTATGTAAAGGGAAATGATATGTTCTTTAACGAGAAATATATTTCTTCTCCTAGAATGCTTATAAAAGTTCTTCGTCATGAGGGTTGGCATACCGCTCAAGACTGCATGGCAGGAACTCTTGATAATACCTTTACTGCTATAATCCTTAATCCCAATAAAATTCCTGATTGGATTAAAGATGGTGCAAAAAGAACATATCCACCCTCAGCATCTCCATATGAATCGGAAGCAATGTTTGCAGCATTTTCTGATACCATGACTAGAGATGCCCTTAAAGTTTGTGCAGGCCCTAAAAAAATGTGGGAAGTTTATAAACCAACACCTCTTACCAAAAAATGGTTGATGGAACAGGGTTTTATCTCTAAATAAAGATGCCTTACTTCTATACTAATGCTCGGTAAACCCAAAGCAGAGGTAGAAGAGAAGCAAGATGATGAAGACAAAAGTGAAGTTCTTGGTAATTTGGTGAAAGTTGTAGTCCTTATTTGGAGTGCATCCCTTCTCACATTCTCCTATG